ACATCCACATGGTCACCATGGCCGACAGTATAATGACCCGGCTCTGTAATTTTAATACTCATATTTTTATTGCTCGTTGTCCGGAAATACGGTGGTTTCGAAAATTAATCAGGCAAAACGGACGTGTCGTACGTCACGACCTCACCCCCGGACTGGGTGATGACCGGGGCGGACGTTTCCCGCGTCCAGACCTCACCCCCGGTCATGGTGATGACCGGGGCGGACGTTTCCCGCGTCCTGACCACGCCCCCGGTCATGTGGATGACCGGCACGGACGTGTCCCGCGTCCAGACCACGCCCCCGGTCATGTGGATGACCGGCACGGACGTGTCCCACGTCCAGACCACGCCCCCGGACTGGGTGATGACCGGGGCGGACGTGTCGTACGTCACGACCTCACCCCCGGTCATGGTGATGACCGGCACGGACGTTTCCCGCGTCCCGACCACGCCCCCGGACTGGGTGATGACCGGGGCGGACGTGTCCCGCGTCCCGACCCAGCCACCGGACTGGTGGATGACCGGGGCGGACGTGTCGCACGTCACGACCTCACCCCCGGTCATGGTGATGACCGGGGCGGACGTTTCCCGCGTCCAGACCTCACCCCCGGTCATGGTGATGACGGGGACGGACGTTTCCCACGTCCAGACCACGCCCCCGGACTGGGTGATGACCGGCGCGGACGTTTCCCGCGTCCAGACCACGCCCCCGGACTGGGTGATGACCGGCGCGGACGTGTCGTACGTCACGACCCAGCCACCGGACTGGGTGATGACCGGGGCGGACGTGTCCCGCGTCCCGACCTCGCCCCCGGTCATGGTGATGACCGGGGCGGACGTGTCCCGCGTCCCGACCTCGCCCCCGGTCATGGTGATGACCGGGGCGGACGTGTCCCGCGTCCAGACCACGCCCCCGGTCATGTGGATGACCGGGGCGGACGTTTCCCACGTCCTGACCTCGCCCCCGGTCATGGTGATGACGACCCCCACACCCGTGCCGTGGACATCCACATGGTCACCATGGCCGACAGTATAATGACCCGGCTCTGTAATTTTAATACTCATATTTTTATTGCTCGTTGTCCGGAAATACGGTGGTTTCGAAAATTAATCAGGCAAAACGGACGTGCGGTTGTATGGCACCCTCATTTTGATCGGTTGAACCCCCTGCGGGTAGCCTGGCCAAGCGTTAAGCTTCATACAATGGATCAACAGTCCCAGGTTTCGGCGATATTCGCGACGACCGTTTTCGATATCTGTCGTGTCCATGGCGAATAGCTGAATCGAATGCGGTGCGGATTTTTCCACAGCAATGAACACGAAATGATCTTTTTTATCGCTTGGGTTGCATGCGTTCCACAGATCCAGGTAATAGGCCGCCTGCACGTAATAGCGGCGAGCCCACAACACCCGGTCAAACTCACAGGCGCGGGCATCTTGGCAGGTCTTGATGTCCACCAACGCCGGGCCGGGGCACACCCAGTCCATGCGAGCCTTGCGCAACACCATACCTTGCTCCGTGTGGAAGCGTTTGAAAACCGACACCTCGGATTTGCCTTCACGGAATGCGATTTTGCAGGTCGGGTCTTCGGTGACGGCATTGACAACGCCGTCCATGGCGCGGATCGCGTCGGGTTTCATAGGTCGTAGCCCTGCGGCTACCTGGGTGGCCTTCCACGCCTGGCAAACCTTGGCGTTGCCGCTCCATGGCTTCACCTCATTTTTCTCGTTTGTGTAGGTCTCCGGGTAGGCCACAATGCCCGGCAGGGGTTCTCCGGGCGTCAGAATGCGACTATGCACCATCCGGCCAACGAAAAGCGCATCGGTGTCCTCGACAGGGTTGTCGAACGCGGCTATGAAATGCGCTGGACTACCCGGCTCCTCGCCGTCCATCGCAATGTGTTTCAGCATGGAGTTTGACACCCCGGATGCGCTCCTGTAGTCCGCGTCAGGTACGTCGTAAACAACTCCCTCTTGGCCGTCGGTGAAGTTTGGTAGATTCATGTTTTCAAAAAGCCGCCCAGATACTTTGACCGGCACACCTTGCGGTTGGCCGGCCTGGTTTTGAGGTCTTTTGTCAGGCTGTCGCCACGGCTTAAAATTGTTTACTGCTTTTTGGCCTTTCCAAAGGCACTTTTGACTTTCGCCCAGTCGTTATAAGCGGCGACCAGCTTGGATTCGGCCATCGTTGCGACTTCCTCCAACGATCCAAGGGAATCGTCCCAGCCGTACGAGGCACGGGCGAAATCTAGGAATGCCGCCTCGTTGATGCCGGCCAAATTAAGTAATTCACGCATGCCCCAGACGTAATTGATCGTTGTACCGACAGCGGATTGAGGACTGGCAAGCGGCGCTGGCGTGTCCATTGGCGGCGCGTCGTCAGGCGGCCGCTTGGTAAACATGGCAGCAGCATCCGCCGGCGTGGCGGCCTTCTGGTTGAAAACCTCATCAATGGAGGTGTCGCCGTCTTTGATGGCGTTCGCATATCCAATCAAGATTTCCAATTGCTCAAGCCCGATGTCCGCGGGCGTCTTGGCCCCCACGACAGCCAGCACCTTGTCTTTTGATACGCCCATCTTGGTAAAATGGGCCATGGCATCAGCCCGGCGCGTCACCAGCGTCTTTGCATCCCCTACCGCCACACGCTTCGCGGCTTCATAGATCGGCTTCACTAGCGCCAGCGGGACGACGCGGAAGGTGGCATTGCGTAGTGCGATTGAGCAAGCCGCGTTGCCAGTCATCACGACCATGTCATCAGAATAGCGTCTCCCCTCCTTCGTGGTGACCCGACGCTGCACCTCCACGCTGATGCAGACATTATTCTGAAGGTCATGGCAGACGCCCTGGGCGGTAATGATTTTCCCATCGTCGGCAATGACTCGGGCCCCCGCCCGCAGGTTTTGGTATGTGCTGATGGCGATTTCAGCCATCCGGATGGACGGCCCCTGGATAGGTTTCCCGTCGCCACCCCTGCGCCCAGGGAGGGTGAAGAAACATCCCGCCGCCGTCTCAGTGTCGAGCGTGGCGAACGAAAGCATTTGGGCCTTCACGGTTGAAAGTTGGCGCGGATATTTTTTCGCGGTGGCGATTTGCACGTCGATTGACGCGCGCTCCATCTGCTCGAGGGCCGACGTCTCGACGACGTCAAGGGATTGCGATTCGTAGTTTTCGTTGTTCATTTTTGCCTGTGGTTGTTGGTTGTTGGTTTTTGTTGCGGAAATTAGCGCAGAACCTGCACGGGCACGATTTCAGACAAATTATCGGTCAGGCCAAATCTGATGCGATGCAGCTCGGCAGCGGTCCTGCTGTCGAATTCCGTCGGCTGTTCTACTTTGCGATAAAAGATACAGCCATGCAATTCAATGAATTCGATCGGCTTTCCGTGGACTTTGATGATATACTTGGTCATATCGTGGTTCATGACTTCGTGGATCGGCGGATTATTGCAATGGCGGCTACCTGCATGGGCTGGGCCGGGGCGGACCGACCGGATTCCCAGTTGCTGACGGTCCCTTGACTCACATCCAGCAGGGCGCCCGCGGCGTGCTGGTTTAAGCCCGCGTTCTTCCTGGCCTTGACCAAGGAGGCTCGAAATTGTTTTACTCGCATTGAAATCAATTTATTAAAAATGAATAATTTTGCAACTATTATTTATTACGTATAGCGCGTAAGGTGTAAAATAATAGCGAAATTACAGGGGTTTACTGGGTCTTAGCATACAAAAAAAATATGCTAAAATCGCTACTTCGGCAGCGAGTCGAATTTCGATTTTAAAGCCGCGCGGTCTTGTATAGCCTGCTGATATGCCGCCCACTGCGAGTCCGTCAGTTGCGCTTTAAACTGCGCTTCACGGTCCGCGCTCCCGGTGAATGGGGATTCCCGTTGATACCTCGCCTCGATGTGGGCCGGGGTGTGGCCTTCGGCGACGAGCGCTTTGTATTCGCGTTGCGCGGCGGCGGAGTCGCCAGCTTGGAGGAGATTATCCAACCCCTTGTACACGCTTTGCTGGTAAACCTCGGCCTCGCGGTTCGCCTGATATTCCTGGGCTTTCGGATCGGGGTTATTTCGGTTGAACTGCGCGGCAGCATCGTACATCTGCGTGGCGGGGGTGTACTGGCGGCTGGACAAACCCACCTGGGCGGCGGCCAGAGTGCCAAAGGGAGTTTCCCCGCGCTTGGCGGCTCCAGGGCCAAAGCCGGTCGTGCCGATGGGTGCCAGCCAGCCAAGGGTGTCACGCAAAGCTCGCTCCGCCGCCCGACCGACGCCGGTTCGCGCAACCGTGTCAATGCGGGTTCCAAAGCGCATGTCGCGGCCGGTAATCACATCGGCGATGGTATGCGGCAGGGGTCCGAGTCGGCCGGCCATAAACGCACCGGGGTCGCTGACCATGTGGAACATATCTGCCACCAAGGAGCGGATGGAATAGGCGCGGCCTTTGTAAACCACGGAAAGGGCATTTTCCGGCTCCCAATGGGAGTCGCCATTGTTCAGGCTGGCATTCACCACTCGGGCCAGGGCATACATGGCGGCAGCCTGTACGACGATAGCGCGGCGCTGGGCTCCCCCGTACTTGGTGAATGCCTGGGCGGTCTGTTTGAACTCACTACCCAAGAAATCCGGCGCGAGGCAAATAAGCCGGTTGAAGTCCATCATGGCTTTGCTGGTACCCAAGAGCCGGTAATTTTGAAGGCCAAAAGCCGCGTTGGTTTGGTGCGCCGATATTTCAGAAATCTGGTCCGGGGTCAATTTTTTGCCGTAAAGTTTGGTGTTCGCTTCATTGAGCGCCAAATAATTTTTCATCTTCATTTTCGGTAAGACATCTTTGAAGATGAAATCCGTCATCCGGCCAGCCACGCGCCCGAGGCCGGGGACGTGTGCCCACAGGCCGCCGTGTGCCCCGGTTTGGCCTTCCTCGAAGTCCACGCGGTGCGACCCAAAGCCAAGTTCGACGCCATTCCGAACGCCTGCGGCCTGCTCGGGGTTGGTCATGTCGAGCTTAAAATCTTTCGTAATGGGGTTTACGCCGTTCCAGACTGAGTGCGTTGCCACGTTGAAAAGGTGGAACATCCCCAAAGCCATTTTGGAGTTTTTCAGGAATGAAGAGACGGAGAGCGCGGCGTGGCCGGCTGCTCCCCATGGCGTCCGTCGCATGGTTGGGCGTCCGTCCGGTCCCACCGGCCCCGGCTCAGCCTGCCGCCACTTCGTCCCGTTCAGCTCGTTATTGAGAAACTGGAAGTGGTCCGGGTGAACAAGGAAATCACCTTTGACCAGAACCGGGTTGCCGTGGGGGTCGCTGCCTTTGTATTGCCACCCCTTCAACGCCCAGTGGTCAATGGCGCGATACGGACGGCCATCCTTGGTCACCGCATCGCCCGGGCGGCGGGTGGCGTCCACCAGCAGGCGTTTTTTACCCGTGGGCAACACTTCGTAATGGGCATCTCCGGAGATTCTGACGACCGGCGTTCCGTCAGCGCTCTTGGCGTCCTTCAAACCCCAGATGGCCGCGCGGCTGGAAAGATTCTTGTGGAAAGCTTCGTTGTAGACGGCCACCAGTTTCCCAACGTCCATGTCTTTGGGCTCACCGCCCCGCATGATGCCGTCAAAATAACTGGGCGTTTCCCTTTGAAGTGAAAAGAATGGGTCGCGCGGATCCAGCTTGGCGCGGAAGTTTCCGGCGCTGCCTTTGCCGGCGGAGGATTCATCAGCTTTCGGGGGAGTCTTCCAAATTTGGGGCACGCCGTAATTCTCGCGGCCCTTGTCGATCATGCCGACGTTTTTGGCGTCCTCGAGCTTTGTCTCGAAGTCGGCTATGATCTGCCGCCCAATTTCCTTTTCGCCGTCGGTGAGTTTCAGGGCCGCGTCCCACACCGGGACATGCTTGCCGCCCGCCACTGCTTCAAGGTCGGCCCGTTGGGCGCGAAGTGTGCCTTCGTCGCCATTAGCATCAACCCACGCGCTGATAGCCCGGCGGCGAACAGGGTTGGAGACTTTGGATTCAATGGCCTTGATCCAGCGATATGTTTCATGGCCGGTCTGCTGATCGGCGGCAAACCAATCTTTCATCACCTCGCGGAAATGGGATGAAATCGGCGGATCGTAGATGCCGGATTTGAGCGCAGCCCAAGCGGCCCGGACACCACGGGCGGCTTTCTGGTAAGCGTCCTTGGCATCGCCGATGGCGTTCGCAGCAGCGCGGGCAATGTTCATCCGCTCCGACATCGGCACTTTGGGGCTGTCAATGTCGGATTTTTCAAGCTTGTCCGTCAAATCCCGCAACGACCTGCCCACCGGCATCATCTGATCTTTTGGCAGTGTGCCATCCTCCTGGGCGGCCTTCCACGCATCGGCGAAGGCTCCCTCCGGCATCTGGCGAAACTCATCGTTGTAGCTGTCCATTTCCTGCCTGGCTGCCGTGCGGGGGTTGGGCTCGCCAACAGCATCGGCAGCGGCCTTGCGCTTCACGACGCCCGCAAATTCATCAATCCGGCTGCGGATGTACCCCGGCGAGCGCAAAAGCTTTTCGCGCGCGGCCATGGCGGCCGCTTGGGCGTCACGGCGTTCCTGCTGCATCTCGGGCGTGACGCCGCCCTTGCCGGCCGTGGCGTGGCTCTCCACGTCCAGATTGTCCTTGGGATTGGCTTCCTGTTGCGCGTTGCGAATCGCCTCATTGGCCGCCACGCTGCGGGCGTTGGCGTCGGCGGCGTCCTGCTTGAGCTTTTTCCAGTCTACCTCGGGCTCCGCGGGCGGTTCGTTGGCGGTGGCATCTTTGGCGAGGCGCAGCTTGGGTTTGGTTGCCTCACCCAGGGCCTGGCGCGCGCCGTCCTCGTCAAAATTTCCCGTGTGGTTCTGGCGAATGTGGTCAATCGCCGCGCTGATCGCGTCCGCCACCGTTCCACCAGCCCGGATGGCGGCTTGCGCCACGCTGACCGCCCGGTCCCACAAGTCAGCAGCGATGCCGAAGGCGTGAAGCTGGCCACCCTTGGCGATGCCGGTTTTTAGGGATTCGAGGGAGTCGGCGATGGATCTGGCTTTGTCGCCGATGGATTTTTTAGTCTCTTCCGTGCCTAGCTTCATCACGCGCTCAAGTTCGCTACCAGGCTCCGCGTGCCCCTCTCGGTCGCCCTGCAAAAACTTCAAGGCCGCATCCTTCAACATTTGCCGGTTGGTCCCCGGCAAATCAAACCCGAACAGGCGCTTGAACGCGGCGCGGGCCGCATCGAACACCTGGGCGAAAACTCCCCGGTTGGCGTCGCCTTTGACCAGCCGGGCGATAGCCGCTTCCTCCCGGATCGTCGCGGCGTCCACGGGGAGGCCCTGGGCGAGCCTTGTTTTACGCTCCGCTGCCATTTCCTCCGGTGTGACCAAATCACGCACCGCCTGCCACGCACGCTGCAAGGCGGGGTCATACCAGACACCGTGAAAGCCTTCCTCCAGGATCACCGCCTTGGCGCGTTCCGGCGTGCTGATTCGTGCGGCGTTGACGGTGATTTTGTTCCGGCCTTCGATTTGCGCTCCCCACGGGGCGGATTCATCACGGATTACGCGGACTCCGGACGGGAGTTCGCCTTTGGGGTCTGTGCCCATGGCGCTGTGAACGGCGGCGGTGGCGTTTTTCAGGTCGCTGGCCTTTTGAAAAGCGGGCTTCGCCCGGACGGACGCTTTCACCGGGCTTTCACCTGCGGTGTCTTCTGGGTTGGCTAATTCGGCAACCTGTGGTGCGGATTTCAACGGGTTGGCATTCTTCGCCTGCAACTCGGCCAACCGGGCCGACTGCGCCTTGTTCAGACCAAACGCTTCCTGGACAGTTTCGAGGGCGTCCTGTTCGGCGGCGTCACGCGATCGTTCCGCGATCGTTCCGCGATCCTTCCGCGATCCTTCCGCGATCGTTCCGCGATCGTTCCGCGATCCTTCCGCGATCGTTCCGCGATCGTTCCGCGATCCTTCCGCGATCGTTCCGCGATCGTTCCGCGATCCTTCCGCGATCGTTCCAGCCTCATCTGATGGCGGTAAAATGGACAAAGGCTGCTGAAGCTTTGTCCCTTGGAACTGCTGTTGAGCTTCCGCCACGTCATCCGCCGTCACAGGCTTTACTTCGACTTCCCCGGATAGGCCGCTGGCCGCCATGCGGGCCTGCCGTTCGTTGGAAAAAAGGCCGTAAGGCTCGCCGTCCTGGGTCACGCCCCACTTAGTCGCCCCCTCACCCGCCGCCGGCTCGCCCCCAACCACCATTGGAGGCGCGGCCACCACCGGTGCCGGCGTCGGTTCCGCCCCCTCGGCTGGTGCCTTGGCCTGGGGGTTAGGAAGAGAAAGGGAAGCTGCGGGGGATTCGAGTGGCTCCGAAGGCGTGCCATCATCTGCCGTCATTGACGGCGGTTTGACGGTTGACGGCTTGGCTGGCTGCACCTGATTGGCGGTCATCTCCTTTTGGAGTGATGCCAAGTCAGCCAGCGTTACCGGCTTATCTGGCGTCGCGGCTGCCTTTTGGGCAATGGTGGGTTCTGCTGACGGGGTTCCCGTCGACGCCGCTTTGTCAGCAGACAGCGGTTTGGACTGGTCAGATAGTGCATTTTGTTGAACCGCATTTGCATTTTGTTCAATTTCCGGTGCATTTTGTTGGACCGCGTTGGGGTCCGCTTGCAAGTCCGCCATCATCCGCGCCACAATCGGGGGATACTTCACGCCGGCTGCTGTAGGCGCGGTCGGCTCGCCCTGGGGCACAACTTCATCCGCCGGGGCCTTGAAACCCCCACCAGCGGGCAGCGGGGGGGCAGCAGGCGGCATTTCTGGCGGTTGCTCGGCTTTCCCAAATTGGTGCCGATCACCCATTCCACCAAGCAAAAACATGCTCCCGACGTTCCCAACGGCGTCAATCAAGGCGTCTTGGCGCTGTTCGGGCGGCAACTGGCTGATCGTGGCGATTTGGTCGGCTCCAATGAGACCAGCCGCCCCTCCGGCTCCGCCGAGTTTGTTGAGGACCGCCAAAGCAGCATCATTCGATACCCCCGCTTTGCTGGAGATGGCTTCCGTGATGGCCCCCGTATATTTCCCAACGGTGGGCAGCAGGGTCGCAATCACGGCCTGCTTGGGGTCAAATCCTTCGGGAGTTGATCCCCAAATGATTGGCGCAGCCTCAGGGATCGCCATATTGGCGGCCAGTTGGGGGACAGACTCCACGATCCCCTTGCCGGCCGCTACAATCGCCCGCTGGTAGGCTGGCATGGTGCGGATGGTGTCCTCAAGGGGAACATCCTGGCTGGCCTGCTGCGATTCGGCGTTCGACATCCCCGGCGGCAATGGGCTAAACTCTTCGGCGGTGTGCTCCATCGCCCGCGTGGGGGCCTCGTAAAGAAACTTCCCGGCCGCCTGAAAACCTTGGCCAATTCCGGCCGCTATCCGGCCTTCGGGAGTTTCTTGAAGTTGCTCCCATGTGGCCGCCCAGTTGCCACCGGCCTGTGGTGGTCCTCCTGCCGTGGTGGCGTGATTGAGAAGTACGTGCCGAAGGCTGCTCTCCGGGGTGATCGCGGGAAGGTCACCGCTCGGCGCGCGAAATCCGCCGCCGGAAATAACTTCGTCATCCGGCGCTCGAAAACCGCCGCCGGGCGCTGGGGCGTCCATCACTTCATCGTCTGGCGCTTTAAAGGGCATCGCCTGGGATTATTTACCGCGCTTCACCGCCGCCCGGCCATAGGAATCCACATAGTTAGCCCACGGCGGCAGGGCGTCATATTCTTCCTGCGAGTTTACGACCGGGCCTTTTGGCTCGGCGGCTGGGTTCGCTCCGCCTTTACCGATCAGAGCGTTCACCTTGGCCAATGCTTCATCGGCATTTGTTCCCCGACTTGAGTTTGCCAGATATTGCTTGAATGCAGCATTCAGAACGCCAGGAGGTAGCGTCTGCGGCTTTCCAGCCGCTCCCGGCTTGGGTGGTAGCGGAGGGACTGAGGCAATCGGCTGTGCGGGCGCGGTAGCGCCAGGCGCGCCTGCGGCGGCCACCGAACCGGGCGAAAAGTCCGCGTCCTGCTCGGCCGGGTCCGCGTCCTGCTCGGCCGGCAGTGCGGCTGCCAAGTTGCCTTGCGGCGCAAAGCGCTGCTGGCCAGGGTTGAGCGTCACACCACCAGTTCCCAATGGCTGCCCCGACGGTGTCATCGCGGTTGCGCCGCTGGGCACAATCAGCGGCCGGGCCGCCGTCGTGGCGTTGTCAGCCGCATTATTAGCCACTGCCACTGGGTTCACGACGTTTGCGGCCCCTTGCACGTTCCCACCCCGAGCGAGCAGCATCCCCAAATTACCAGCCATGGTCTTTTGCACGTCCCCTTCGTTGTGGCCGGTCAAAGCGGCCAGTGCGCCTGTGTACTGCCCGATGGCAGGGTCTTGCAGATCCCCCTTCATTAGCGCGTCGGTGGCGACCGGCGTGATGTTTTGCAGGGCTTGGACCAAATTGAGTTTCTGGTTAATGTCCGCGGCCTTGGCTTTCTCGGTTTCTGTCTGGGCCCCTACCAACCCCGTGCGAGCGGTCGCCTCGTCGGTGTCCGCGTTCGCCTTGTCTGCTTGCGCCCCGTAAAGGCCCGCGCGGGCCTGATACATTGGTAGCCGCGCGAGGCCGGCCCCAAGATTGCGCAATCCGTTGTTCAAAGGCGCCGCTTGTGAATCCCAGTATTGGCTCATATGGTCTATTAGTAAAAGGGTTGGGCCGTCAGCGAGTCCCACGCGGTGGCCTGCCCGATGTTGTTGGATGCGCCGGTGCTAAATTCTGACGCAATCGCTGAATTATTCGCGGCGGACGTCGCCCCACCGGTTGCCGAGCCGCCTGCCATTCCGGCACTGGCCGCTCCAGCCATGCCGGTCACGGCACCTAACGCCGATATCAGACTGCCCCAGCCGCTGAGCTTGTCACCCTTCTGGCTGGCGACCTGCATTTCGATCGGCATTAGGCTGGCGTCACCCTGGCTAAAATTGTTGAGAATTCCCAACTTCTGGCTGGCTTGGGCGTTCTTGATGCTTTGTTGCGTCTCCCAATCCTGATAACTCCCAGCCTTCGCCTGGTTCCCTGCCACAAGATTGCTCCAAGCGGTGCCGGCAGTGCCAGCCCGGCCACTACCACCCCCGGTAGGCGCGTTGGCCTGCGCAATCGGCACGGCGGCGGATTGCAACGCCTGTGTGAGATTGGTCCTTGCTGCTGCCCCGGCTGTCAGTTGGTCATTGGCAACCTGCGGCGTGGATTTGGCAATCGAATTGGTGGTGATCGCGTTGGCCTGTTGCTGGAGGCCTTGTTGTTGGGCATTTTCAGCGGCCCTGGTCTTTGCCATGGCGCTTTTGGCCTCCTGCTGTCCGGCGATACTGAGGGACGTCCCCGCCACGGCCAATCCGGCTCCAACAAGTGCTAACGGCATAAATCCTCCTTCGTGGCCTCGACCAGCATAACCACGTGGTCAATACCGTCTTTGAGCCAGTTTTTGGACGCGACACCAATGGTTCTCCACCCGCACCTCCGAGCGAACCAATGGCTCTCCGGCAAGCACACTGGGCACATGCTCACTAGTTTTTTGACGTCTGGGTTTTGAAAAACGAACTTCATTGCCGCCCGACCGGCGACCACCGCCGAAGCGCCCCGGCAGCTTGGCAGCATGAATGTGTGAACCTCGAACACCCCGGCGGGTTGCGCGTAACAGATGAAGCACCCGGCGAGCTGGCCGTCCACCAGGGCAAGCGGAATGAGGTTCTCTGGGTTTTCCACGATGCTGCGGACAATCTCCCGCAGCTCGTCAATAGGCTTTGTCAGCCACTCATCGTCGCACACACGCGCGAACACCGCCCGGTCGGTGATGATCCGCCACACAGTTTCCACATCCCTCGTTTCGGTGATGGTAATCTCGGGTATCATGTCACGATGCGCCATAGTTGCTGTTAAGCAGGCCAAACCAAGCACTCCCACCACCGGCATTATTTTGAAACGCCTGTGCCGTCTTGTTGGCCAGATACTCATTGGACCAGTCGGAAAACAGGTTTCCTAACGGCTGAATCGGGGAGGGAGCTCGCATTTGCGAGGCGGCCGCCTGCGCTTGGGCGCTAATGGCTGAAGGGGTGCCCCCCTGCTCAAGCTGCTGGTAAAGCTGGCCTTTTTGCGTCTGCACGTTGGATTGAAGGGTGTTTTCCGCGTTTTGGGCGTTGTTGGCCACTTGCGATTCGCCGGCGTTGAGTTGCTTCCCCAGGCTGGCCGTTTCCTGTTGAGCCGCGCTCCCGGTCATGTTTCCGCCCCGCGCCAGCGCATACGTGAGGTTTTTTCCCGTCGTCTGGTATTGGTCCATCAGCTGCGGCATCTGGGCCGCTGTGACGGTTTTGCCATATTTCGAGTAAAATGCGGGGTCGAATCCGGCAAACTGTTGGTCCACCTGTCCTTCGCCGGCCGTGATATTAGCCTGGCGCGCCGCCTCTGTGGCCGCCGCGCCGCCGTCGCCAGTTCCGCCGAATAAGCTCATAAAATAAAAAACGGCGGTTGCACTCTTGCGAGAGCAACCGCCGCCGAACAAAAACAAACCGCGTTACACAGCCACAGTAGCCTAGACCAACCGATCACGCAACTGATTATTTCTCCGCCCCCTGCGGCGGATTAGCGATGTGCATCAGTGCATTGCTGAGCCGTGCATAGCCCGTGCCGTACTCCGAGAACTGAAACGCGTAATGCGTCCCCTTCGCTGAGTATGGAATGCGCCGATACCTGAACGTCGAAAGATTGTTAAGATACACCTGCCGAAATACGTTGTCAACATAGTCCGCGCTGCAAGATATGCCCCACGTCCCTTGCATGGCGGATTCCACGGCGGAATACTGTTTGATATTCCCAGGCAGCCCGGAGTCAATGTATGGCGTGATGGCTTGCACCCCGCAGTTCTCGTATACCGCGTTGCTGGGGCCCCCATACTGGAAAATATTGTTATTGGTGTCCCGGACCCAGACCTGGCCCTTGAATATTTCGAACTTTTGCGGCACAAACCAGTTTATCAGATTAAGCACCCCGGTGTAGACCGCGTTGTTGGCGTTCCCTGTCACCGTCAACGTTGTCACGCCGGCCACCACTGTAATTATGGTCCCAAGCGTGAAAATCTTACCATTATACGTCATTGCAACTTCATTTGCCCCTGGATTCCACGCGTACTGGCTTCCCGGCGTCAACCCTGAGTAAATCACAATAACCGCGCCAGACGCAGGATAATGCGTGACCAGGGCCGAAACGAACGTCTGAAACGTGGGAAGGTAGGTTGACCACGCGGCCACACCCGAACTCGTAAAGTACGAAAACGCATAAATCAAACCGGTTGTCCCGCTCGCCGGATCGTCGGCTGGTGACGGAATGTAGAGCCAATAACGGTTCGCCGACGGGTCAGTGATGCCGCAGGCGGTCGCCTTAAGCGCGTCACTCAACCCCGCCAAGGCCGACTGAATGAGCATGTCAATCGGAGTTCCAATATCCGCGATGATCGCATTATTGCTAGCGTCCCGCACCCTGATAGAGCGAACACCCGAATCGTATAGCATATAAACATCCATGTCCCCGATGGGCTGGACGGATAATGGTGCCATGGTCCCGATGTTGGGCAGAATTTGGACAGCCTGAAAGTCCGCCGGGTTGGGGTCAACTATCCAGATCTGGACATAATCACGGCAAACCATCAAAAGATTCCCTTGGAATGGGGCCATTGCTTGCAAGCTAGCCGGACTGGCAAACCAGTTGCTCGCCGTCACAAATCCGTTGCCGGCCGCGTTAGGATCGTTCCAGGTCTGGGGGAGACCTAACGCGCAAAAATAGAACGATGACCCGGCCAGAGCATAAATGCGGTCTTTAAACGTGAAGCAAAAAGTCGGCTGAACACCTGACGCATAACCACCACCTATCTGGGTTTGTATTCCAGTCAGTTGGTCGGTGCAAATGACGGTCACCTGGTCGTTTAATTGGGGAGAATAAACCACCGAAAACAAAAACTCATTACCCATCCCGTCCTGGGCGTCAGTGCCTCCGCTTAGAGGATTCGCGGACGTGTTCAATGTGGAGTTGGTCGGGTTGGCCGCCATAAATTAAGGGTAATACGGGTATCCGAAATAACTCACATCCATTTGACTCGACGTCACAGAATTCCCAAGCGAGTCGGTGACCGCGCAGTAAATCACTCCTAAAGGGTTTGGTGACGACTTTTTTATTTGAAACGTCGCCACCGCCGCGTCGTTGGTCACTATTTGCAGATGTAAAGTGGGGTCGGTTGTGGTGCCGATATACCAATTAAAGGAATAGGGAGGATAGCCTCCAGAAACCGTGCATGCCGCCTGCCCTTGGCCGAAGTTCTCACTGTTGATCGGAATAGCCAAAATTGCCGGAATCGACGCGGTCAAAGCGCCAACCCCCAACTGATTAGCGATGATGTTTACTCCATCAGTGGTGCAAGTCAGCGGCACCGGAGCATCCAAACTGGTGACAGTGAGCAGCGACAAATACAAAATGTTCCCGGACGCCACCGCTGTGACGTACTGGTTCACATTCAAATAACCTCCGCTCCCGTTAGGGACGGTGGTCGGGGTCGTATTGCCGTTAATTTTAGCAGCTAGTGCTATCACCAGGGCTGCAACCGTTGTAGATTGGCTGATTGTTGTGCCAATAACTTCGGTCGCGTTCACCGTAATACTCGAAACGCTCCCCTGGACCGTAGTTTGTTGAACGAATGAAAACCCGCCGCTGTCCACGCAAATTTGGCCGCTCGAAACAACAGCAATGGCCGCACCATTGGCCACGCTGGCGTATTTGCTGCTGTTGATCACCACGGTTTGATTTTTAGCCTTCGCGGTGAAACCTGATGTTGCCGTGTAAGCGTTTATGGCAACCGCCACGGACTGAGAAAACTGCAACAAGGTCTGGCCGTTGCCGTACAAAACAGGGGATGCCAAAAGCGGTTGGCCAGCGGTGGGGGAGTTGGCTGTTCCCGCCCCGTTTGCCAGGGTCGCGCCTGAAAGAGTCAAATTTGCACCTCCAGCGACGACCATGCTTATTACGTTGCCACCACTGCCAGGAGCTCTTGCTATAATTACGGCAGCCCCATTCTGCGCGGTCGGCACCGCAAAAACCTGTTGGTGTTCGGATGAAACCTGGTTATCGACCCCGTATGTTCCGGTCCCGTTAATTGCGTTGATGAGGGTTTGCATGGTGTCACCGGTGGTCGCCCCGATAAGTAGACTACCCTCGGCCGGTGTGCCTGGCAGAACCGTGACAAAAGTATACGTGTAGGCCCCGATGGCCAGGGTAGAATTGTTGGCTGGAAGCGAGCCGTTTGGCGTGATGGTGCCAATGGCGGCTATAGGGCCAACGTAAATGTTGGTGATGCCGTTATTAGCGCCACCATTTGCCAGCGTCGAGCCTGACGCTGTTAAGTTGGTTACCCCGCTTTGCGAAATCCCGACCGTGTTGCCGGATGTTCCTGGCACCACGGCGGCTAGAGTCAGCACGTTGCCGTTTACCGATGCTGTGACGGACGGATTGGCCGAACCTCCACCGTACATGTAATACCCCCCGCCGCCGTTGTAGTTGATTCCGTTCTCTAAATTAACAATGGTCGCAGCCGCGGTAGACGCTCTAAGTATATCATAAGTGTTGTTTAACGAAGTCACAAATTTGTAAGTAATTCCACCAATAGTGACAGTCGAATTTGCGGTGGGACTTGTGCCGTTGGTTGTAAGCGTCCCGGAGGCATACACGGAAGCGGACCCCGCGTTGATAGCAAACTGACCCGTGGATGGCGTGCCGTAAACCGTGCTGAATGAGGTCTCCACGATTTCTTCCATGTTCACGCCGGCGATGTTGTTTTCCACGACGCTAGAGGCCAGCAAGACTTTTGCCGTGATGGTGAACGTCGGGTTGGGTGTTTGGATGAAGTTTGAAGCCGCCACATTGGCGTTGGCCGTCGTGCTGGCGTAGTAATTCGTTCCGGACCCCACGGTCGCCCCAATGGCCAGAAAAAGGTTCTCGGCGGTCGCCAGGGCGGTTGCGCCGATTTGGACGTCAAAGGCCGCCAACATTGTTATTTTGAAGCGGTAGATCTGCTCCCCGATGCTCACCGTTGATCCGTCTGCCGGATTGTTTCCGGTGTCATTTACAACGGTCGCCGTCGAATAGTTTGTGCTGGCCAAGGTGGCGACGGTAAAATTGCTGCCCGACTGAACGGCCAGGGCGGCTGAAAAGGTCGCGCCGGGCAAAGAGTAAATGTCGAGATTCGATCCATTGGCGAAGGCGGTGTAATTGCTGGTGAGGCCCACAAGGCTCTGTAGGGCCGTCGCGAGTTTTGACCCGCTTCCGGCCATGTAGGCGAGCACCACTCCCGCGACAAAATCAGGAACCAAGGTGCCGTTGTAATAGCAGTACACGCCACCATCCGCAAATTGAGCGATGGCAAACGGGAAATCTCCAAACAGTTCAGAATCCACGATCGCTATCAAATTGTGTGTGCCCTGGGCATAGGCTGTTAGGGCAAGCACGGCGGGATGAGTGAGCATCTGGTAAGCCAGCGGTGCGGGCGGCCAGTTTGCCGCCGGCGTGCTCGCCGTGGGGGGCACCCCCGCCGCCAGGCTGCCTGACCCAAAAACGTAAATCTGGCTGACACCAGCGCAAACACCAAAGGTTGGGTAGGTGCTCCCATATCCGATGGCCGTCTGCACAAAAGCCTTGCGCTTCTCAATTTCAGCCCCCTGGTTGATGTGGCAGTTGGTAGCCTGAATCAATGTCCCGGCCGGGAGGGCCAGCGACATTTTTCGGGTGTCGAGACCTCCTCGAAAATCTGTTATGGTCTGATACATGTCAGGTCGTCAAGGTGACCGTGATAAAGTTGCTCTGCACATTGCCGTTGTCCATGTAATAGAGCATAACCGGCACCCCGGTCAACGGTGTGCCTGTCGGTGTGCCTCCGTCCCCGTTAGATGCCCACACGGCGCTCAGTTGGGTCGAGCTGACAAAAGTGGGTGTGAAACTTACCCCGTTACTGTCCATACCACCTGCAAAATCCTCGACCCAGATCGTCCCTAAACTTGCCGCAACAAAACCGGATCCTTGCACCACAATGGAGGATCCTGTGTGGGCTGGAATTAAAACGGACGGGGAGACTGAAGTTATGACGTAACCAACTCCGGGGTCGACGGAAGTGTAAACAGAAGCAGAGCTTTTAGAAAAGTTTTGTAGTTCGACCAGGACAGCGTTTGGGTTCCAGCAGGCGTGCGCTATAAGGACAACCTCATAGTTTCTGAACGTAATTACATTGCAGGTTCCGGCCCCGTTGCCTAAACTCCAATACACCCCTCCTTCAAGGTTGACCACATCACCGTTGGTAAAACAAAAAAGTTTCATTTTTGGGATGGTGCGCCGGGAGGGCTGGAAGGAACATTCCCAGCCGCCGGGGCGGCTTCGTCCCCGGTCCTGGCAGACTGCCCGGCGTCAGCCAGAGGTTTACGGGCGTTGTACACCCAAATCCGCTTCAACAGCGGAGTCACGAGAAAATCAGACGGGCAAATGTCCCCGTCGTAGTAGTCCAAGCTGAACAGCGGCGCCTTCGCCGCTGTAAAAAACGCCGCGCCAAACTGAGAGCAAATAAACCCATGCGTCGGCACATTAATCAGGTAGAAACGTAGTAGATCGCCCCAATTATACGGCTGGCCGTCAACGGACTTGAACCAAATCATGCCCTGCGCGAATTGTTCCGGCACGAAAGCGATGGGCCGTAGAACATAACGTAGACCATCCGCCCTAAAAAGATATTGCCCCACACCAGCACCATTCCGGCTGGCGATGGACCTTAGACCTCCGGCGTATATCTCGACGTGCGATACATCAGACCATGTGCGAAATTGTATCAATCGAGATACGATGTCGCTTCCACCGTATAGCAGCACATCTCCGGGTTGTAAATCCGGGAATGTGCTTAGATCAAGATGCTTCATTGCCCTTGCGCGGAAAGGAGCTGGTTCGTTCCATGCGCATCCGACGCCGACGCACCGCCGGTCGTTAGTATGCTGCCATCAAATGACCAATCAGAAACATTGACACCGGCGTTTGTACCAGCATTGCCAGAAGAATTCTGCTTGCCTTGTCCGGATGTGGCGACCGCAATTTCCGGGGCGTATACTTTGTTGGTTGATGTGGCTTGAATAACCGTCGTTGCATCAATCCTGCCAACAGCGAAGACACAACCAATTTCAGAGCCTTGACCAACCGGGACGCCCAGCTTTGTATAAAACATATCTCCGCCAATGTGTTCAACCGCCTGCTGGCCCGCACAGCCGCAAAAAAATGCGGATAGCATGATGAGTGGAATTATTTGTTTCATTGTGTTTTATTGCCCTGGGTTAGTTTGTTCACTTCCGAGTTATACCGGGCTTGTATATCAACGGGAGCTTGTGGCACATCATTAGCCGATGGCGCAAGGTTGTGAAGGATGGCGGTTGCACCGGTGATAGCACCGGCAAAGATTGCCATTCCAAGCGAGCATCCGCCTTGGATGGACATCATGGTTACGCTGCCGCCACTCGTAAATGCAGTCAGCAAAAGTAAAATCCACTTATTAGATTGATCCATATCAGTCCTCATCGTTTGTTTGCTCAAAGAAATGTGTGTTGTTGCGGTTGCGCCAATTGGCCCGAAGTATCAATACCCAGACCGCAAGTCTGACCAAAATAAAACAAAGCGTGGCCACGGCAATGGAACCCTCTATCACGGCATTGAAGCGACCCGCCGTGATGGCAGCCAAAAGGCCGCCCAAACTAATCCCTGCTTCCCAGTGGTCACGCATATTCACGTTTGGTTTACGGATACATTTTTGCCTGAATTAATGTTGGCTGCGTGCCATTGGTGATCGCCATCACTTCATACATCCTCAACGGAACCGATCCTGCTGTGGTTGACGGCTCTGGCCACTGGCCAAATGACGTACCACATAGAGCGATGCCCGGTTGGCTGGGGAATGCGTTTGTTAGCGCACCAACGCCAATTGTCACCGCCACCCCGCCGCTGTATGATACCATAAGCGGGCACGGGTAGCTATTTGTCCACATGACCACCCCGCCAACATTTCCACTCAATGTCACCGGAAACACTGGCGCGGCATTGCTCAGGGACGATCGCATACCATACACACTGTATATTACATTCGGGCCACCAGCAACAAAATATCCACCACCGTCACCGATTACATTTGCAGTAATATGCATACCGTTAATATATTGGTTTCCGCCTATCTGCACCGAGCCGTTTCCACTATCGGACATATATCCCAAAGCGAAAGCCTTAGAAACTGAATTGGAAAAATACCCGGTTCCGTTGTAATTTCCATTCACCGTCAGATTGCTGACAACCGTCGTTGCATTGGTATTCATCAGCACGACGCCAGTGGCCGTCGGATTAAATCCTGTCGTAGGAGAATTCGTCGCAATGTTAACCTTGGTGTATTGGACTGGCAACGGGCCGGTGAGGTTCGCGGCGTTGATCGAGGAGCCGGTTGTCAGGATAGTGTTGGCGGCCGGCAGGTTGCCGGTGCCATCAACAAATGCCCCTCCAACTGTGAAATTTCCGGACAAATAGCCGTAGCCGGGATAGGAGCCATTGTAGCCAAAATAGTCCCCATAGTTGTCCTTGAGCCCCAAGCTCGTTGAGACAACACCCCCAACACCATCCAGTGTGGCAAACAGACCATTAGAGAGGTTGGTTAGTGTAACCACACTGTTGGAAACCAACAGATAAACCGACGGCCCCACTCCGAACCAGCCGTTGCTTAAGATGCCAGCCGAAGCCGGTCCAACTAGAGCCTGCGCTTGCAAGTTGATTAAGTTCTCCCCATCGCCGACGTAGGGGGTCAACGATACCACCCCCTGCGCCACAAGTGTGCCGGAGGCATTGACCACAAATGGCTGGCCGCCAATTCCGTAGTACGACAACCCGCCGTTCACCCCATTTAAGTTAATACCGCCAATGGTGAGTGGCCCCGGCGCTCCATTTGTGACCGCGCCGACGGTATTGAAATAGTTGGAGACCACAGTATTGGCTATGTTGGTAACAACGACTGCGGTTACCCCGTTTGAACCCGTATTATATCCCGCCAGCGTGGCTGGACTGACATACGGAAACGTTGCCGTTCCAGCGTTCACCTGGGCCTGAGTGGCTGCTGGGGGCACTGGCTGTTGCGCAGGCAGTAGCCACGGCAGCATAATAGCCGCAAGCGTCAACGCGATGATCAGAATTATTTTCCTCATATTTATCCTTTGGAAACCGACCCGTATTCCGCCTGTAAATTCCACTGGCCGCCCGTCGAGGCGGTGTAGCTGTTTTGGGTGCTCGATCCGTACAGGTAAACGCCCTGTGTTTGCGTGCTCGTCGACGGAGTATTGCCGGCCGTTCCGGACCTTGGATGGATCCCTTGTTTCCCAAATTTTAAAACCCGGATCTGTCCGGTGGTGAAAGTATATTCGAAAAGCGGTTTGGCCCCCGCCGCCGGAGAGGACGACGTGAATAATTGCAGGTATAGCGTCCCCGCGTTGTTGTTTTGCGCCGTGATGGCAAAAAGATTCGTGTTCGGCAGCCCGTCCGCGTAAACCACCAGGGAATCAACCGCGGTTGTGGTGTCACCGGCAAAGGTGGTCCCCGCAGGCTCTTCAACGACGTCCATTTCCACAGTGATGTCAATGGTCTGCGCCGACAGCGTCAGGGTTTCCTGGGTGGAACTGACGGCGGCATAGATGCCATTGGCGAACTCCAGCGAGCCAATCGACTCATCAACGTAAAACGGGGCCCCCACATAAAGCGGGATGGCAGCGATGACGGGCGCGGTGCCGTTCGCCGGTACAGGCTGGCCATTACTGTCGAAAATCATCAACCATTGTCCGTTGGCACTCCCGTTAAAATTTCCGCGGACACGATGCACCCCAACGCTATGTGTGGCGATCTGCGCGCTGGCGACGTTGAAAAAAGGAACTGCTTTCATATTTTTAGTGTGATGCGTTGACCGCTATTACCGGCCGCCCTCTGCCGGTCTCAAACCCTTCGATGTAGCGACTTCCGCCTGAAAGGTTGAATTTTTCAAACTTGTTGGGGTAGGACGCCTGCAAAGATCGCAAGTGGGCCTGCGCTTTGGTGATTTTTGCCTGCGCATCCCCCAGGCTTTGCCGGGCCAGGATTTCGGCCGCCGTGAAGAGCACCAATAACAGATCGTCAATGACGCAAGTGTCGGTGTCGTTTTGCATCTGCGTGATCGGCAGCAAACCTGCCAGCTCCAAAGATTGTGGAACCGACGGGATCGGCCATGTTTCGATCATCATGCCAACGGCGTTCAACTGCCCGGTGAATGGCAGAGAGTTTGCGGCTCCGGTGGCTGCGGCGGTCGTCACACCGGAAACGGCGGTGAACGTCCCCTGTCCGGAATACGTGGCGCCGTTGTAAGTCAGGCTGGACTCGTTGACACCCGGCGACCAGATATATGTTTGGCCCGGCAGAAGTCCGTTGTAAGTCAGAGTGGACGCCCCGCCGCCAGGGTAGGTTCCGGCAGGGGCACCGACCAGCGACTGATTATTTTTCAGGTCCCACTTCATGGCCGGCACCCCCGCCACCCCGTAGGCGGAATTGTAGATGTTGTATTCCGGCTGGCCGATACCGAAAGTTAGGGTGTACCGGAAATTATTGAAATTGACGTAAGCGTGAGTCTCGGGGGAATCCAGGTCGATAAGTTTGGTGAGCGGGGTTCCACCAACCGGGGTTGCCGTAGGAATATACTGGGCCCCCACAACAAGCGGGACTTCAACCTGGGTGCGTCCCCGCAGGTAGGCGTGTTGCCGGGCGAGAAATGCCTGCTGGTTGTTGAGCAGTTGATTGTTCACCTGAATGTTGGCGCTGGAGATAGTTTCGTCCATCTCCGCGCCCACTTCGCAGTTAAGCATCTGTCGCAACGTCGCCAATGGGGTTCCGATTGGCATCGTCGATTCAGTGAGTCAGGTTGAGTAGTTCGTTCACCGCCGCCAGGGCATTGGCCACCTTAGGCCGGCCCTGGTCGTCGGATTCCAGTTCTGCCTTCAGAGACAGCAGCGTCTTACGGTCGGCGGTCTGGTAGTCCTCCAAAAAGTCCGACTTGCTGACGCGGTCCTTCTGGCTTGATCGCTTCGCCTCAGCGTCCAAAATGGCCGCCGCGATCTCGTTTTTCTGGTCGGTCGATTTGACCCGCAACTTGAGGTCAACCGCCCGCTGGACCAGCTCGAAGCGTGACAATTTAACCAATCCGTCCACGCTGGTTGTATCGATGGTCTCAGCGTTGTCAGGCAGGATGCCGGGCAGTCCAAGGCGTTCGAGCACCTCATCAAACGTCTGTGGGAGGGCCACCATGGCCGACTCGCCGAAGGTCTGCGCAAAGGCAGGTTTCGAGCCTTTGATGTGCGGAATGGGCGCGACATACTTGCGCTTCAGGCGCGCAATTTCCTCCTGGTCCGTCCGTTTGTGGGTCACCGGAGGCACCTCTGGTTTGGCTGGCACGACCTTCCCACTTTGCTGGTTGAAGTACTCCGGTTCGCCAGCACGGCCTTCTTGCTCAACCGTCACGGCCTCGCCGGGTTCCAATTGCAGATCTGGGCCGATTGGTGTGCCTTGGGACTCTTTGAAGTGGAGTTCCCGTAATACCACCAACTCGGCCGGCGTCACCCCGCGCAATGGAACAGAGTGAAACGGATGGAGGGTAAGGGTAAATTTTGCCGTTTGCATAATTTTCGAATAATTTGTCAGAGAGAATTTACAAACCGGCTCAATTCGCGACCGAGGGTTTCCAGCCGGTGATGCCAGCGCTTATGATCTGGATTCCCGCGTTGATGTTTGTCTGGCTCCAAGCGTTTGACACGCTGTTGTAGGATCCCGAGTAGTTGGTGAAGGATACCCCCGTGTTGCAGCCCTGATCCTTGGTTGTCAGCTTGAGGCTAAGCGCAAAGGCCCCCTGCAGGAAGGATGTCGGTAGGTTTGTGGAGATGGCCCAGAGGTCGTAACCCGCTGCGTTTGTGCTGGCGGCCGTGTTGGTGACCGTAAATGTCCAGGTGTTTTGAGCGGCTGTATTCAGTTGCGAATAAATGCCCGGCAGACCGCCATCCACTGACGCGCCCTTATAGTAGGCGTAGCTGGTCAACGTTATGACGATATTGTTTGTGCTCACGCCGTTGGTGATAGCGTTGTCGGTGGCCACGAAGTTGAACGCCACAGACGGCACCGACCCGTCGCGGTTCACCCACAAACCGACGTCGCTAAGGCCATTTCCGATCGTCCAAAGAGGCGCATTGCCTGACACCGGCGGATAGGTGGTGGAGTTCGTTTGATAGAACGATTTGACGAACACCATGTTCGTCAACGGGTTCCCGTTCCAGGTGGCACCGACAAACAGATTCGTGGTGCTGCCTGCGGCGGGGGCCCACGGCAGAATCAACTGTGTCCCGTTGATGAATGACTCGTACGTGGGCGTCTGCGCCGCCACGGGCGAAACCATGGTCGCCAACAAGGCGGCCGAGAGGAAAATGTTTTTGGTAACTTTCATACTTTTTTCGAGTTTATTTCGGTTGGTTTGAATTGGCCGGCGGAGCGATCCCTCTGGCACAAATTGGTCAGTTGATAACACCTTTGTAATTGCAATCCATCTGGCGAACCGTGAGGCATCCCCGGTCGGTGGTGGAAAGTAGCATAACGAACGCGTCATACGGCTGGTTTTGGTTGGTGACCTTGCCCCATTGCCCCTTCTGCGGCCGCAAACGCAATTTGTCCGAATCCCACCAGTAAATGCTTTTGGCCTCGCCGATGAGGTCTAGTGTGGGATCATACTCGATGTCGTACTTGTCCATGCGGATTCCCTTAACGGTGATGCCGGTCTTTTCGTCCGTCCAGCCCGTTACCGAGTTCATTCCCTTCGCGCGCGCCTCCCGGTTCAAGGCATCAATCAGGTCAGAGCCGGCCAAAAAAACATCCGGCTGGCCGCCGTATCGACACGATTGGATGTAGTCGTGGGTGATGGTCTCTGTCAAGGTCTGGTCGGCCTTGCTGTATTGCAGCTTGCCAAGGGCGTTGCCGACGCCGGTCCGTGCGATGTGGCGCCACCAGGGGTTGGCCCGGCTGATGCCAACGCAGGTGCCTGCGGTCGGATCGTCCGACAAAATTGACTTGATGCCGGCAATGGCCAATGGGTCTTGGGTCCCATCCTGCCAGAGAGTGGCGTTTCGGCCGTACTCGATGGATTCACCATAATCAGCTTTCTTGAGCTCCAGGGCATTGAAGAGCGCAACCTTGTCATCCTTGGACGGTTCGCTCGCGCGGTTGTTGTTGACCACCACGCCTTGGAACATGAGTTCCTCATGGGTGATTTCCAAACCGGAGTGCATCCACCGCACCGGGCAGGTCGTCTGGATGGCACCGTTACTGATGTTAAACGAGAGCGTGTTGCTGCCGGTGATGCCGATGTAGTTGGCAGGAAGGTCACGCATCAAAGCGCCCTGCACAGGCTCGCGCACGTTTGCCGGCGGCTGACCGTTGGCGCTGGCGTTCGGGCCGGCCGCGCCGAACTCAAGTTTCTTCTCGTACAGCTTCCGCAGCAGCGGCTTTTTCTGAACATGTTGAAGGATTTCCTTCGGGTCCCCAGGGTTGATAAAATCTTCGATGGTGGAGGCCGCAACGTCCCCCGCGATGGCGACTGAAATAGGCATAATTGTTTATTTGGTTGTTGCGGCCTTTGCCTTGGGCGTCAGAGTCCGTGTCGTCGCTTGGCATCCTCATACCGAGCTTCATACTTTTCTTCTGACGTTTGTGGCAGGTGCCGCGTGTTTCTTGACAAGCCCGTGTCCCGCGTTGGGGAGATTGCCTGACGCCGGGGCCGATACCTCGCGGCGTCGGCTTTGGCATCTCTGTATGCCTTTTCCAGAATCTGAATGCCCTCAGCCGCTGTGAACGCCCGCTTTTCCCGCTCGATGAAGTCGCGGGCCTCAAGCTGCGCGAATTTGTCAAACGTCGGCTGCACCGCGCTAAAGTCCGGGTCAGCTTTAGCTTTTGCCGTTGTCCAGGCGTGTTCGGTCTGGTTGATTTCGGCGTTAACCGCCTGCATCCGCGTGGCCTGTTCCCGCCGCTGCGCCTCTTGGCGTTGCTGATCGGTCTGGACCGTTATGCGCTTAGCGGTTGCCCGGTGGGTTTCCAACTCGGTCAACTCACTTTTGCGCTGCGCCGCGTACTCAGGGGTAATGGCACCGTCCGCGAGGTCTTTGTCAACCTGCTGCACCGCTGTTAACAGGTCTGCCGATTGTATCACCAGCCCGGCGCGCTTCTCGGCATCGGCCAACAGCGTCTTCAGCATCGGAATTGACCCGGCCGGGTCGGCGTTGTACTGCCGAATAAACGCTTGTAGATTTCGGAAACCCTGCTCGCTGCCGCTCTGAGCGATGAGGTCTTGGACTGCTTCCACAGCCGGGCGACTGGCCAGCAAATCCCTCTGCATGGTCGTCTCCCGTTCCAGCATCGTCCGCAACGTTTGCCGCACCTTTGCGCCTTCCACCTTCCCGACTTTATCACCTAGGGCCGTCAGCTCTTTCCACTCGGTCCGTTCAGTAAACGGCTTTGGTATTTCAGATTCATGTGAAAGATCATCCGGTGTTTTACCTCCGACGGTGGCCTCGGCTGGCTTGTCTTCTGCCGGTGCCTCCGCCGGCGGTTCTTCCGCCGGTGCCTCGGGCTTACCCTGCGTCTTGGCAAGGTGCTCATCAAATGAGGCAACTGCAATCTCGTCTGGTGAAGGGGGCGAATCTTCCTCTGCCGCCACGGTGGACGAATCCGCTACTAGAGCGTCCGGGTGAGTTGCAACTGTCCCACCTTCCAGTACGGGTGACGAAGCCGCGGGAGCGTCTGCTATTTGAGGCATAATTCAGTTTGGTTGATTTGTCAACTTGGTTTGTTAAATTTTTTCTGACAATAATCGCTCCATGGACCGAACGACACCCAGAAACAGGGCGTCCTTGACCTGCTGCTGTGCGGGCAGGTCCGTGTACGGAACGATGCACGGGTGCGTCTTCGCGGTGGCGTCCTTGGCTAGGCCATACACCCAACCAGCCGCCACTTTTTCCGCCATCCATGATTCGTGACTGTCGCTAGCCTGGCTGTCTGGGTGATTCAAATGGTAGTGAACCCCAGTGGTGGCGCTTTGCCGCTGCCATTCCGGGGCGTCTGCCCAACTGGGTTGGGACAGGTCGCCGATAACTTCGCAAAACGCGCGGTTGGTTTCGTGGCAAACTCTGGCTATATCTTCAATGGTGAAGCATACGGCCGGTTCAGGGTGTTTAGGTTGTAGCATATGAATGTATACTGGTGATGGTTTTTTACGGATGTGCATTGGGAAAGGACTGGTTGGGGGCGGCTGCAAAAGCCGGGGTCGCTGCGACCTTATTGTCGTGGGCGGCCTTCACGGCGACACCGTGTCCGATTTTGTTTATGAGTCGGGATGCCGGCGGCGCGGGTTTGATGCCGAACTGTTGGACGGCCTGCTCTTGTTCCTCTGGGGGAAGGTCGGCAACGTTGAGCGACATAGCCAGCGAAGGAGGTTTCTGAACGGGGGCCTGCTGCGCCGGTGGCGCGATGACCTGGGCGGGCTGCAAAAACTCGTCCACGTCGAGTTTGTCCCCAAGCCGGCGGACACCCTCTTTGATGAGCGGCTCCAACGACAACCCCGCCGCCTTCATCATATCACCGACTTGCGGCGCGATCACTTGGAAATTGTTGAGGTCCGCTTGCTCATTCGGTCGGCCGGTGGATCCCGCCTCGATCTTGAAGAAAATGCTCCTGGCAACATCCTCTCTGGCCACATCTGCCCAGGTCGCACCCCGCCCGACCAACTCCTTGACGGTCTCAGAGTCCATTTCCTGGACCAACATTTCCCAGTCCATTTGTGCCAGCGTAGAAAATGCGAAATCAAAATCGTCGATGTTGCTGCCGACGGACGTCGCTCGCGCCTGGGCGGCGATGTTTTGACCGGTCGCCTTTTCGTCCGGGCGCTGGGCTCCGATGTCGCTTGGTTGTTCGCCGGTGGCCAGCATCATGGCCTGACTGCTCGCGGCGTTGTCATACATCTTCGGGTCAATCGGTTGCGTCGGTATCGGCTCAATGAAGTCGGCAATTTTTTCTCCGGGTTGTATGTTTTCCATCATCAAAAGATCATGTGCATTCCGAGGACTAGCCAGTTTGAGCGCGTCATTTTGTCCACTCGTGCTAGCGAACTTCGATTTAACGGCCGTCCACCCCGGACGGTTTGCCACCCGGTGCTCACGCAAACCCTCCCCGGCCGTGTTGATGTCCTGTTGCATCGGCATTGCCAGCCGGATGTGAGACCGCGGGAAGATCGTCACATCCGCCTGCGGATCGTTTTCCTCGACGACCTGCCGGTTGAAAGTGATCGGAATGATGGTCCAAAAGCGTGACACCGGTGGGCTCTGCTGGCCTGGCTCCTTGATGAAATCGCGCACCCCATCAATCACCGTATATTGCAACCCAGTCGTTTTGTCCTGGATTTCCCACACGCACACCTTGGCGCTCTTGGCCATCTGCGCTTTGTCTTGCTGATCGAAACTCTGGGCGGTCTGCCGCTTGTAGCTGCCATCAAGGTTTATGTAGATTTTAGCGCCCGCGTCCCGCAGGTTGATCTTGAATTTAGATTCGGCTTGCTCGACCGTCATCATCAGTTCATGGGCAATGCGTGATGCCCCGGTGAACTCCCACAGGCAGGTACAGTTCGGGTCCACGAGCACGGATGTGGAGGCGAGCCAATCGTGTACCACCCCTTCATCGCCGGCCACGGGCGGCGGTTGCTGGGCCTGCATGTCGGCTATTTCCTGTTGGATGGTCTCCCTCATTTTTTTGGCCTCGAAAACCTTGGCGTCGTCCTCTCCGGTGGTGTCCTGCTCGACGGTCTGGAGCTGGGCTTGCAGTGTGGCCACCCGGTCAGAAAATTCCATGTCGTTCGCCGTCGTTGTCGCAACCGATTCCATGTCCCGACGATACATAGCCTTAATATACGCCACCCTCGAAACCAGAATTTGGGAGGTCGCCTGCTTCGCCGACACCAGCATGTCAGGTGATTGACTCCGCCACTGTTGCGCCACCAGCATCTCGCCGGTGTGAGCTATCTTTTTGTACAGGTTTTTTTCCTGCATGCCGCGCTGGTAATCTGTCAAAATGTCTAGCGCTTGAGTGACCTGGGGTGGTGGCGCGGGCACTTGCACCCCTTGACCGATGAGGGCTTCGGCCTGGGGCTTGGCGGCGTGAAATGCTGCGGCAATCTGCTGGGCCGCGTCAATGGTGGCTTGGTTACCGTCCCAGAGCTCAAATGTGAGACGCTCCTCAAGGACGGCCTCGGGAACGGGATTTTTCGCGTAAAGGCTCGCCGTCATCCGATTGACCATTTGCTGAACCACATCCCCTTGGTAGGGTTCTCGTTGACCCGTCCTGAGCTCGTAGTTGGTCGGCCATTGCTTGCCGGCCGCAAACCGCTGTTCCTCGCGCATTCGGTCGAATACCGGGCGCCAGAATTCTCTTGTGTCGGAACACCATTTAGTGAGCTCCTCGACCATGGCCCCTCGACTACGGTCCTTTGGCTCGCTGGCCAGCGGGTTGTCGGTCGGTCGCTGCCCTGTCAAAATGATCTTGCCGGCGGTCTTCACCCGGTCAACAAAACCGAGCGGAGCGGATTGCACTGTGGTCGAAACGTTGCTCATAATTTTACGCCCAGCCGGCTGTGTTTGAGGTTTTCTTTTCCTGCTTGCCAAAATTGTGCCACGCGAACGTCCCGCGCTCGGGGAGGTCGTTTTTCTTCGGCCCCTCAGCCGATACCATCCGGTCCATGCCCATGCCCAACATCGCCAGGGCTGCCACCAAATCGTCGTGTTTTCCCGGAAACGCCAACAATTGGTTTTCGGCCTCCGGCCATTGGGGCCAGTCCGACGGCCAAAAAACTTCCCCGCGGGCCATCATCCCGCGGATGGAGGAGGACCGAGCGACCAGGTCCCGGCTTTCCGAGATCGAATCGTTCAGCGGGAAATAGCAGTGCTCCTCATTCATGCGCCGTCGAATGAACGGCTCCAGGCTGCCGGAGATTGCATCCCGCGCGGCCCACCATTGGGCAACTTGCCGGCGCTTGGCAATCGCGAACATGGCATCGACAATTTTGTCCGTGGTCGCCTGCTGCCACCAGGTGTCAGACAGCACGTAGATCGCTCCCGTCGGGTCAATTCCAACCACCAGCAGACAGGTTGCATCGTTGCGCTCTCTCGCGCGATAGGCGTGGTCGGACGACACGTAAATCCGCAGTTGCTTCGGCAATTCGGAGGCTTTGTACGTTTTGAGCCACGACTTTCGGAACCATGTCCCCTCCTGTGGCCTCGGGTGGCACTGGTACTGAGTTTGAAAATCCTCCCGAATAATCTCGCTCGCGTTATTGCGCATGTCCGCGAAAAACTCGCGCCCGAATTTTTGCGGCCAAAGCGCGGCGTCCTTCGGCCGGCTCAGCGGATCGCCGGGCCCCTCGGACAGCGCCGGGAGGCGAATGCGAGTCCATCGCGCGGACTCTTTGGCGTCGTGGTGGGGGTTGGTCGGGTCAAAAATTCTGCCTTGGACGTCATCCTCGTTGCGCCGGCTGCCGATCATGACGATGGGACAAGATTCATCGTTCAGGCGGCTCTTGCAATCCACGTTGTAGGCTCTCCATTTCGCGTTGCGCGTAACCTCGCTGGTAGCATCCTCAGAATTTTTGAACAGGTCATCCACCAGCAACCAGTGACCACCCACCCCGGCCCCAAGCCCACCGCAGCCGGAAAATGTGATGGTCCCGCCGGCGACCGATTGCAGCCGGTCAGACGCTCTGGAATCGGACCGCAGCGCGGCACCCGGCTCGTCCCCGAACACCGTTTGGAATCCCGGTCCTTGCCAGTAGTCACGCACGTCCCTTCCGTGCTCCGTCGCGAGTGTGTCTGTGTGGGTCAAGACGATGCCGCTTTTGTAGGGAGCCCGACCCATCATCCAGCAGGAGAACTGCCTAATCGCAATTTCCGATTTTCCATGGCGCGGGGGCACCTCGATCTCCAGCCGGTTGATTTCACCTCGGGCAACGCGCTCCAGCGCATCGGCAATCAGCCGGTGGTGAGCAACCCACTCATACCGAGAGAGTCGGGAGTTGAACCTGTCACCAGGGTGTGGTGTGTTCAGCCGCGCGAACTCCACCAGGTCATGTCGCGCGAGCTCGGCGGCAACAATGCGCTCCTCGGTCAGGGCCAATTGACGGGCGGTCAGCATGAGCACCATCCAGCGCATCACTCCATCGGGTCAGCAGCGTTTGGGGTGCCGAGGGTAGGCGCGTAAAAGCCGGGCTGGCCTGCGGCCTGGGCGCGGGCAACCTTGTCGGGACGCATGAGCGGTTGGATCGCCCTGTCGGGTTTGTTCGCGGCCAGGGCGGCGTGGTGGCTGGCCAGCGCGGTGAAAATCTTAGCCAGGTTGCCGTGGGAAAGGGCTGGTGCCGTCGGCGTCGGGGCCGTCACGCGGCCGGAGGGAATTTTGGAGGATGGAATTTTCATGGATTTTTGGCTTTTGCGGCGGCAAACCGTTTTTCAACCTGCGCCTCCGGGGTGGCGCCAGACTGATCGTGCTCGTGCAGGTGCATGAGCGTGAGAGCCAGCCGGGCGCGGTGACCCAAGACCCCGGCAGCGTGCTCATGCTTCCGCGCGAATGACTCGGTTGACATGCCCGCGCGCTTTGCCGCAGCGCGAAACACCCCATGGTGCTTGATCGCACCGGAAATCCACTGGTGCTCGCTCACGCGGCACCCCCTTCCTCCAGCGGCAACGCGCGGAGCCGCGCCAGTTCGGCCCGCAGTTCGGGCAGGCTTCTTTCTTCGGGGGCCTTGGCCGTACCAACCTGCACCGAGTTGTGGAGTGTCACAGCGACATCAGGTCGATCATTCCAGTCCTCTCGACAGCAATTTTTCAGCGCGAAAATAATCGTGGTGGGGCTCCCCTCCCTGAAGGCCGCGAGCCGCCGCTCCCAGAAAAGCTGCCGTTTCGCTTTCCCGGATTTTAGGGCGCCGAGAAACTCCGGGTACTTGGCCGCCCACGCAAACACTGTATCGCGGTCGCGGTCAATGCCAGGCATTCCCGCCCAAGCCGCGAACGTGAAACCACGGGACATTGCGGCCACGAGCGACGCGCAGAGATCGGGCCGGTAGCCCGTTGGCCGGTGAGCCGGTCTGGGTGGGGTGATCACCCCATTGACATTTTTCCGTTTCTGCTTCACACGGCAAAAATTGCCCAATTTGGCGACAATGTCAAGCGCCGCCGCTGTGCGGGTCGTGGGGAACCCTCGCGCGCGCGCGCTCCCCGGCGATGGCGATGGCGATGGCGATGGCGATGGCGATGGAGGCAGGAATCCGCAGGATTCCGCAGGATTCCGCAGGAATCCGCAGGATTCCGCTGCGGATTGTTCCACGTGGAACAATTTACCTTTTTTGTGTCGTTAATCGCACGCCGGCGCATTTTTATTGCGTGGCGTTATTTCGGTGTATTATTTGTTTATCTTCCATTATTCGTGATAAAACCGCGAATGTTTTAGGTGTATTAATTATTATAGTTTGTAAGTCGTTGATTATCAACGAGATAAAGTTGCAGATAATTGTGGACACATAAATAGAATCATGCGATAGTACAGGTGTCGGGGGGCACAACCTCCGGCGGATGAGGGCGGTGAGGCAAGGGCCGAATCCCGCAGATGTCAGAATGCAGACGGTGTGGCGAACTCTATGGGCCACGGTAAATAATCCATCGGTAATTTTCGGGTAAGCCCCCGCGTGAAAGGGGGGCCGGATTTGCAAGAACTGCAAAACACCGGGACGAGACGAAAATTGCGGTAATGCGGCATACGAAAGAATGAATCTTTCGTATACGGTGACAAGCCCGAAAAAACGCAGAGTCAAAAACCAAAAAGCCGGGCGACCGGCGGAAAGAAAATAATATGAGAAGCTCACAAGAAATGGTGGAATTGGTCCGCGCCGGCGGCGCGGATGTTCGGAAAATCTACGGTGGCGAAAGCTACCGTAGCGGAGGGGTGCTGGTGGTGCACCCTGTCGGTTACTGGGACCAACCGGTCCCGGTACGGGTGGAGACGGCCCCCGAGAAAGCGTGGGACGGCACTGGCTACGACGGCCGCGGCCGTCGTTGGGACATCATCCGGCTGGTGCCGGATGCGGCCGGGATGGTCCCGGTGACCCGCGGCCAGTGGTCGAAACTAGATGAATCCGACCGGGCGGTGGTCGGCGGCGGGGGCTCCTCCAGGTCGGAGGATGGAGCGGTTCATTTCGGCCGACCCGGGGCCGACCGGAAAAGCGACATTTCCGGCCTGCTGGCCGGACTGACCGGGTGATCGAGCACGCCGGTGGTGGTCACAAAGATGTGACCCGCCGGCCGGGAGCGCATCCCGGCTTTCACTCCCGCCCCCAAAAAACAAGGGGGCGGAACTGAGAGAATAAACAAAAAAACAAACCTACAATATGAAAATCTGCGCAGTATACAACACGGACGGAATTATGGAATTCAACCTGAGGCCAGCCGGCCCGATGCTGGACGGTCGGCAACTGCCGGTCGGGCGGGTAACGTTTGATGGAGTCCACGCTAAAATGCGCGGACTTGGTGAGTTCCGGCTTTATGCATCGGACAAATTCGGGGAATTCAGCCAACGAACCAGGCTGAATATTTTCCCCGTGCAAGCCTAACCCCCCTCCCGGCTGACGCCGGGGAATAAAAATATGAGAAGCTCAAAAGAAATGGTGGAATTGGTCCGCGCCGCCGGCGCGGATGTTCGGAAGATCTCCGGTGGCACTAGCTACCGGAGCGGAGGGGTGATGGTGGTGCACCCACTCGGTTACTGGGACCAACCGGTCCCGGTCCGAGTGGAGACGGCCCCCGAGGGGGCGTGGGACGGAACTGGTTACGACGGCCGGGGCCGTCATTGGGACATCATCCGGCTGGTGCCGGATGCGGCCGGGATGGTCCCGGTAACCCGGGGCCAGTGGTCGGAACTGGCTGAATCCGACCGGGCGGTGGTCGGCGGCGGGGGCTCCTCCAAGTCGGAGGATGGAGCGGTTCATTTCGGCCGGCCGGGGGCCGACCGGAAAAGCGACATTTCCGGCCTGCTGGCCGGACTCACCATCACCGTCCCGCCGGTGGTGGTCACGCGGCACCCAGCTTTGGTCGCTCTCTTGCGGGAGCGCGGGCTGGTGTCCGGCGACTGCCGGGTGATAGATCACGCTGGCCCGGATGACGTCCGGGGGCAGGACGTAATCGGAGTCCTGCCGCTGTCCCTGGCCGCGCTGGCCCGGACAGTCACAGAGATTCCCCTGAATCTCACCCCCGAGATGCGGGGGAAGGAGTTGGACCTGGAGACGCTCCGGCGCATTGCCGGAGAAGAGGTGAAATACATGGTCACAGAGATGTGACCCGCCCGCCGGGAGCGCATCCCGGCTTTCACTCCCGCCCCCGGCTTGAGCCGGAGGCGGAACTGAAAACGCGGGCAACCGCCGGCCCCGGCTTGAGCCGGAGGCGGAACTGAAAACGCGGGCAACCGCCGGCCCCGGCTTGAGCCGGAGGCGGAACTGAAAACGCGGGCAACCGCCGGCCCCGGCCGAACCGGGAAAACGAAAGAAAAAATATGACAAAGCAACTATTCGAAGCACTCAGGTCGTGGACAGCGATGGTCGAATGCTGGCTGGAAAAACAGCATAACACCACGGAAGATCAGGACATAATCCTAAAGCGGATCAATAACTTCGGTGTAGGTATACGACTACGAAGTCCAGAGGCTGGGAGATTCCACCAATTGCCAGATGGTGATTTTCTTGAATGGACACAAACTCCACCAAGTCAATCCGGTGATTACTGGTGGTGGAATGAAGATGGCAGGCCGATTCTTATTGCTATCGGAATTTCGGGGGGCACTGGGGAATGCTTCGCCCAAATAGGCCAATACGGATGGACGGTAGCGCAACCCGTGAAGGAAATGGGCGGGTATTGGATGCTGGAGGAAGGCCCGTCATTACCTGTCGTGAAGGGATAGTCACCTAACCAAATAACCAACAGCCGGGCGACCGGCGGAAAGAAAAAATATGAACAATACAAAAATCGAATGTGAAAACGATCGCCGGGCTTTTCGCGAAAAAATGGAAAAAATGATCCGCTTCGCCGATGGGTACTACTACATCGGCGGCTGCCAGCCAGCCACGAGCACCGGGCGCTATGCGACACGAGAGGCGGCAATAAGGTACCAGATGGACTGCTTTGCCCGCGAACTAACCCCGCCGTTTGCGGCTTAACCCCTCCCGGCCGGTTAGTCACCGGCCTTTCACTCCCGCCCCCGGCTTGAGCCGGAGGCGGAACTGAGAGAATAAACAAAAAAAACAAACCAAAAAGCCGGGCGACCGGCGGAAAGAAATAGACAGAAAAAGTTGTTTTGCGCGTTGCGCACCGCGTTTACCACTGGTGCCCGCGATTCAACTAACCCCCCTCCCGGTTCGCCGGGGAATATACAATTATGAAAAAAATAACAATCGGCAACGAGTCCAGCCGTGATTTATCACAACATTCCGTCGGCGCCGCGGACGGGGAGGTCTGGCTGTGGGGACCGGAAACCAACAATTATGGATCGCGTCAGTGGGGGGTGAATGAGGGTCGTTACGGGAGCGCGTACAGCACGGCCACATTCTGGAGCCGGACCGAAGCGGTTGCCGAAGTTCGCCGGTTGCGCAACCAACGGGCGGGTTCCAAATCCGTCGAAAATTTCATAGCCTGTTCCGAATATTAACCCCTCCCGGCCGAACCGGGAAATAAGAAATAAAAATATGAGAGTTGTTTCGAATACTAAAAAGTTGCGGGTGGAGAAGACGCAAAAAGGCGATTTGTATTTGTGCTTGTCGAGGGATCAGGTCCGAACGATGAGCCGTGCGGTTGCGAGAGTCCCGAACTCCTCATCCGTGATCATAACGATCATTCCGCGTTTAATGGAGTTCGAAAACGGCGACTTGCAAATTCCTAGTTTGGAGTTTCTGCGAGAGTTTGTGGTGAGCTGCGAGTGCGAGCGCCAGTTGCAAAGGAACATGCACGCTTTTCCTGATGGGGGGCTCGCGTGAGAGCTACAAATTACGGCAGCCTCTGTCTCTACTTCACGGGCGAATACCTGCGACCCGCGACGAGAGCCGAGTGGATGGACAGCATGGAAGCAGAGACCCGCAATATTGGGAGCGGGTCAGGTGTTATAAACATAGGCGGCCAATCCGTCTATGTGGTCGGGGGCCCGCGACCACCACGGAAACGCGGACGGCCACCATTGGATGGCCTAGCTGCTGGGGAGATCGTAAAGCTGCGGGTTACCCGCAAGCGGAAAGCCGCGTGGGTATCCCACGCGCAGACCAAGCACCAGACCTTGACGCAGTCCATAACGGATGTGATGGACAGTGCTGTGGAGGGTGGCTAAATCGTCGCGTAGCTGGGGACGGCAGTTAAATCGACCACGACGGACGTCCTCAGCAACCGGTCCTCGATGCGTTTGTCAAATCGATCACCCCATCGGTCGGCAGCGATGTTCGTTGTCACAAGGGTAAATTTACGTCCTCGTCGGCTCAGAATCTGGCACGCGGCATCGGCGCACAGTTTCCAAGGGTCCGTCTCGGCCCCTAGGTCATCCCACAACAGGAGGTCAGAGGCAACGGCGTCGGTAATCGGCCAGTCCTGTTTACGTGCTAATTCAGTCGAAATCGTCGGCCAAAACATGTATTGCACAGAGGGGATTTTGTTGATCCAGTCGCCGTTGGTTTGACTGCGTTTTTGATGTGCCAGCGTGGCCGCTCCACGGGCGAAGTGTTCGACGGCTTTGAGTAAATGAGTTTTGCCACAGCCCGAATTACCAACCAAAATCAATAAAACTCGGTCGGTATTCGCTCCAAAAATCCAGTCTCGGCAAAAAAATTGAACTTCATCCGCCGCTTTTTTCAGGTCTGGATGGTGTAGTCGCAGGCGCAGAAATTTTTCCTGCCAGGTTTCAGACATTTTCTGGTCCTCCTTGTGCGGCTCGTTCCGCGGCATAGCGGGTCTCCCGTTCGGAGGCTCGACGTTTGATAACATCGGCGGTGGTAGCCTGTCCGGGAGGAGGTTTGCACACGCCGAAATTTCTAGGATTTGGTTTTTCACCATTGCGGTTAGCGATTCCATGCTTGCCCCTTTCCCTGTCGGTCTGGATTTGCCGCTCGAGGGCTGCGCGCCAGTCGACGACCGGATTGCGGCCCCACATCCATCCGGCCGCCGAGAGAGCCAGCCAGGCACCGCGAGCTTCGGGCTCGGTGTAGGTGGCGCCACTCGCTCGGGAATCGGCCAGCCATTTTTGACAATCCTCAAATTTTGGATGGAAAATTCCGCCGCCGGCGTCCTGGGGGGGAGGTGCCGGGGGCGCGGTCATTTGCTGCCATTTGCTGTCATTTGTCGGGGAACCCTCGCGCGCGCTCCCCGGCGATGGCGATGGCGATGGCGATGGCGATGGCGATGGAGGCAGGAATCCGCAGGAATCCGCAGGATTCCGCTGCGGAATGACAGTTTTTGACTCTTTTGGCGGGTCTGGCCACCTACTTCGCCCCCGCGCACGTTCTTGCCATTGAATGACTTGTAAATATTTCCGACCGTCAACATCGTAAAAGAAAACGAGTCTGGCGTCGGCAAGTTGCTGGCAAAGCGCTGCGGATTCCTGCGGATTGACAGCAAGTTGCGGGTTTTGCTCATTCCAGACCGCAAAAGCCTCCGCCCAAAGGACTGAATTTCGCCCGTCGTGACGACCATAATCATCGACCTGGGTGAGGATGGAAATGTAGAGCCGGCAAGCAACATGTGAGACCGCATTCCAGCGCGGGCTGGTGCGGATTCCTGGGCGTAAAAAACGTTGGGGCATAATCAGGGAAAAATTTGGTTACAATTTTCGAAATTTGTATACCCACACTGGTGGGTTTGACGGCCACGAGTCGGGGCCGTTGATTTTCTCCCAGAGAGTCAAGTAACTATTTTTTGGAAATTGAAACGAGTAAGCGGAAACGTGCGTTTCAGAAAACCGATAATTGCGGAATCCGAAATCCGCCATTGTTGCCCCGCCAATTCTGACAATTCTGCCAACGCCCTCGGCCAGGGCTTCGTCGTCGCTGATGTCTTGCAGCCACTGCACATTCACGGCGGTCAACTCCAGCGTGATCCGGCTGGCGACGCGGGGCATAAATATAGCTGGTGTCCATTTGCCAAGCGGACCGCAGATACCCCCGCCAATGCACCGGAGGTTATTGTTTGCGTCCGCCCGGTTTATCACCCCATGACAATCTGGGCAAATTTGAAACGTCTCCTTGACCCAAATCCGGTCGCCGGGTCGGCCGATCGGTTTCGAGTCCGGCTTCATGATGCGTCGAGTCTCCGTCTTTCGCCCGGCGAGGATGGCGCGGACCATTTCCGCACGGAAAAGCAGGGGTGTGGTTTTCATAGTTCCTCACACTCCTTTATCTCAATAAAACAGCCTGGGCGCGGATCGTCAATGTGCGGGTCGTGGCAGGTGTAGAGCTTAACAATCCGCCCGTCGCAGACCTGCTTGTCATCACCCCAAATTCCCAAGTTGGTCAGCGCGTCCAGGACCGCCTTGTCGGCATTGTCGCGATCGGGCTTGCTCGTATGCCACTTCGGGGTGTTGGGCTTCAAGGTGCCGTCCTTGCGGTAATGCGCCTTGGGCCTTGGGAAGTAGAATGTCAGGTTGACACACAGGGGGCCTTGCCACGGGCGCGGGATGCATGGTTGCTCTGATTCCGTCCACGCCTTGCGCGCTTCGGTCCGGACAATCATTTTCCAGTCGTCGGCGTCTTTCGGCATATAGATTTGGGCGAAAGCGCCCATCGCCCGGGCGCGGGCGCGCGGGCTGGCCACTGGCAGACCGGCGCAAAAGAAGGTGAGGGGTGGGCGCATAATTAGAGAACCTGTTCGGGGTGTTGAAAGCAAATGCGGCTGGCCTCTTTTTCGGGCACCGCATTGATGCGGGTTTCCATGTGTTCCCAGTCGGCATTGGTCCCGACGAATTTTGTTGGTTTATCCCGACTTGATTGCCGGAAATTATTTGTTCCGCATCTTGTCAATATTGCGCTTCATTCGCTTTGCGCCCTCGGCATCAATCGTGACGCTGGTTTCGACGGTGCTGATGGTGACGCTTGAAACGCCGCTGGGCACTAACTCCGGCTGATTCGGATCGTCAATCTTGAAACAGGATTCCGCCTGCCGCTTGACGGACCAGGATAACTTGTTGCTAACCGCGTGCTCGTCGGGGTTGATGGTGATGGCTAACGACAGCGTCAATTTGGGCGGTTTGTCATCGTCCTTGGCGAGCTCGACGATTGTTGAAAAATCGGCGTCAATATCGGTCGCGTTAGACTCGATTAGCCGCTGTAAATGCAGCGGGCTTTCAATGGTTATTTTTTGGAGTATGGGGCTCATAGTTTTTGGTTGTTTAGTGTTTCTGCAAATAGATGGATGGACCCCACCAGCGGACAGGATGGCCACCAATTGGGATAATCCGCAAGCCGATGATGCTGACGCCCGGCAATTGGAATTTCCAAATCCCAAATTTGCGCGACCAGCCGTGTCCGATAGGGAATTTAGGGAATTTCATGTTAAACCTCTTCCGTTTTAGCGTCCGTTTGGATGACCGGTTGGGACTCATCGAACCTCTCGACCACACCCCCGGACTGGGTGATGACCGGGGCGGACGTGTCCCGCGTCCTGACCTTGCCACCGGTCATGTGGATGACCGGGGCGGACGTGTCGCACGTCACGACCTTGCCACCGGTCATGTGGATGACCGGGGCGGACGTGTCGCACGTCACGACCTCACCCCCGGTCATGGTGATGACCGGGGCGGACGTTTCCCGCGTCCTGACCTCACCCCCGGTCATGGTGATGACGGGGACGGACGTGTCCCACGTCCTGACCTCACCCCCGGTCATGGTGATGACGGGGACGGACGTGTCCCACGTCCAGACCACGCCCCCGGACTGGGTGATGACCGGCGCGGACGTGTCGTACGTCACGACCCAGCCACCGGACTGGTGGATGACCGGGGCGGACGTGTCGCACGTCACGACCTCACCCCCGGTCATGGTGATGACCGGGGCGGACGTGTCGTACGTCACGACCTCACCCCCGGTCATGGTGATGACGGGGACGGACGTTTCCCACGTCCTGACCTCGCCCCCGGTCATGGTGATGACGACCCCCACACCCGTGCCGTGGACATCCACATGGTCACCATGGCCGACAGTATAATG